TGTCGCACCTGTAAATTCTTCGAACCTTCAACGCAGTCCTGCGGACCATTGATTGTGGGTGAAGAAGTAGAAACCGAAGTGTTGTTTCGCAAGAAGTCGATTAAGTTATGCGGTTGCGTTATGCCTATCAAAGCAAAGCTCGCGTTCGCTTCATGTCCCGCGTCGAAATGGAACGGTGTCTTGTCGTTAGAAGAACAGATAGAGTTCAAACGATTCTTGCTCGATATGAAGGCGCAAGGACGTTTGGAGCAGAAAGATATGCTTCGCTTCTATTCGTTTAAGGACAAAGCCACAGGAGCGTTCAACGAGCGTTCTACTTGTCCGCCCTGCGTCAAGAAAGACATCAATACGTTTTTAGAATCGATGAAGGACGTTGATGTTGATTTGAACAATTAGAAACTTAAAACTATTCAGGCAACTTTTGGAAGTACAAACGTATATTTGTATAGTCAAGTATTAATTAGCATTACCCCCTTTTGTTTGGTACTTGACGGCACGAAACAATTGGGGGTATATTTTTTATCGTCGGGAGTATTGAACGGCAGGGTAAAAGATGAATAAGGGCAACTGTGGGATTGTGTTATTAGCCCAATGGTATGACAAAGGAATAAGCCATACGACACACGGAGAGGCACTTCTTCGAAAGATAGATTCCAGACTAACGGACATTGCTGTTCACGTTAGGACACGAAAGCGAAAAGACTCATTCGACAGAGTGATTACATCGCAAAAGTGAGCGTCCAACACTTTGAGAAATCTTAGTGTCGGATACTTCTATCTCTCACTTTAGCTCAAGATCTATTCTCAAGAGTAATTAGTATACCAAGTGTTTTAAGAATTTAAGAAGTAACAAGATGAGTAAAGTAACTAATAGAGCAAAGAGAGAATTGTTTAGTCAAATGTTAGACAAGTACAAAGAAAACAATGTAATGTCGTGGCATAACTTTCAGAACGCTCATTTTCGTGTTTTCACACCTAACAAGACAATTGATTTCTACATTAATAGTTTACGTTGGCACGACATCAAAAAGAACCTACGTGGCGACCTTACAACTTTACAAGACTTTCAAACACATCTTCAATAAATGATAATCATTCCAGCTCAACTCGAATCAGTAGGTACGCGAAAGGACAAAACTTTGAAGTTAACGTTTGGAACGAACGAGTTAAGTCCTTCGCAAGCGTCCGAACTATTTACAATAGCTAATCAGTTCGGATACCTCGCTTTCAAAGACGAAGACTTCAAACGCGAAGAACTGGACGCGGTAGAAAGTCTTAAGAGTGAACTTGAAGATACGTTAAAGAAGCCTTCACAACGTTTGCGTGGTGTTCTATTTAGACTATTCGAACAGGACAACGACGGGTTCAAGACATTCTCGAAATACTACGATAGCAGAATGGAACAACTTATTAACCATTACAAGGGGAAATTAGGGTAGTTCTTATATTTATAAATTATGAGCAAGGAAGAAATCAAACAACAAAACTCTACACTAAAAAAGAACGCTATGCTAAAAGCATTGGAAAGTACTTTGGGTGTGGTAACGTCAGCGTGTCAGATTGTAGGAATAGATAGAACTACACACTACTTGTGGTTAAGTAACGACGAAGATTACAAAGCAAAGGTTGAATCATTGACCGACCTTGCTGTTGACTTCGCAGAAAGTCAGTTGTTTGAATTGATTAAGGGAGCGCACCGCGAGGTGTCAACACCAGACGGTGAAGTAATCCGTATTCAAGACGCACCCAACACAAGCGCAACAATTTTCTATTTGAAGACGCGAGGAAAGAAACGAGGGTACGTTGAGCGAACTGAATTAGCAGGTGTGAACGACGCTCCTATTCAAATAATCATCAACGACAAATTATAACCACCAATTCGACAAAACACCGAATGAGTAAAGCAAATTTGACATTTGACCTTGACGACAGCGACGATCGCATTGAGTTCGAGCGCATGATGAAAGCAAAAGATATGGCTTCGTTACTTTGGGAACTCGACATGAATGGTTACAGGAAGTTCACGAAGTACAACGAACGTCAAGAAGAAGCGTACCAAGAAGGAATTGAAGAAGTATTTGAATACATACGCGGACTACTCAAAGAACATCAAATAGACGTTGAACAACTAATCGTATAACAATGGCTGATATAACTAAATGTAGTGGTATGTGGTGCGACAAGAAAGACAATTGCTTTCGTTTCCTTGCAAAGGCAAATAACTATCAATCGTATTTCTGTAAGCCACCAATAAAGAACAACGAGTGCGATATGTTTTGGGACGTACGCGAAATCAAATCTAAATGAAAATGAACGACAACAAACTAAACTTTCTCAAATCTCAAATATCAATGTTTCATCCAGAGTGGACGAAGGAACAGGTTCACATGGAAGCCATACGCGTACACAACGAGGCAAACACAATCGACGACGACGAAGAAGGGTGTCTTTATTGCGGATCTTAAAACAAAAATAATATGAGCATAAAAGTAAGTATACCAGCTGACTATTCTTCGATTAGCGTCAAGCAATACGTTGACTACCACGCAGCAAAGAACGACATCGACAAGTTGGTTTCAATTAGTAACCTACTGAAGGAACAGGCGGAACAGATTCCCTTCCAACACTTGCCGACATTACTGGCTGCGTTCGAAGACACGCTCGCAAACGAATCAGCGAAGTTCTTCGAAACGATAACAATCAAAGACAAGGACTTCGGTTTTATTCCCGACCTTTACTCAATCTCAATGGGTGAATACGCGGATATCTCAACGTGGGCTTCCGACGTCAGCGCGAATATGGTGAAGATAATGGGAACGCTTTACCGACCAATTGACAAACGCGTTGGTTCGAAGTACACAATAGTACCTCACAGCAAAGCAAACAGAGAACTTGTTGAAGGCTACGTTGAACAGATGACGCTTGAACAATTCAACGGTGCGATGCTTTTTTTTTCGACTTTGCTCAACGAACTAAGCAACACTTCGCTCGACTATTTGGAGGCGGAGGTGAAGAAACTGACGGAGGAGTTGACGGAGGAATTGAAGACCGAGACAACCTAAACCAAGTGTTAGGTCGCTACGGTTGGTATCATCTTTTTATGGAAGCCTGCGGACGTGACATAACTAAATTGGATTCAATTACGGAAAAAAGCGCGTGGGAGATATTTACATATATGACTTACTTAATCGACTACAATTATGTCCAACATTCAAAGCTACAACGCGCTCATAGATAGATTCCACGCCTTCGCGTCTGGACACTTCATTCTCAAAAGATTCTCACACGGACAGATTGAAGTATCCGACCTTGAAAAGTTTGGTGAATACCCATTCATGCACGTCGTGCCTTCCAATGTGACGTATGCAAAAGGCATGAAGACGTTTAGTTTTCAGATTGTTCTTGCCGACCTTCCACGTGACAAAGAAGACAAACCCGAATACCAACGCGAAGTTCTTTCCGACCTTCAACGGATCGCGGAAGACTTGGTTGCTGAGATTACGAACCACCGAATGTTGTTTGGTGACTTAATCACGGTACAAAATGTTTCGTTAGAACCTTTCCTTGAAGAATTTCAACACACGCTAACGGGTTGGACTATTAGTCTTGACCTACTCGTTCCTTACTATTGGGACGCGTGCAGTATTCCTGCGGAGTGGAACGACTTCTTTGAAAGCGGAAGCGGTGGTACGGGTTCAATCTTAACATTCATCGATTCAATCAATCGCGACGAGAACGGTAACGTGTCGCTTGTCAACGACGAAGAAACACCAGCACCGAACTATTACTACGGAACGAATAACGAAGGGGTGCGCGGTTGGTATCTGTTGAGCGACGAAGTAGGATTGACGTGTGAAACAATAGGTGATTGTCAAACGATAATAGACATTGAAGCAGCCATTGATTTGTTGCAACAAGATGTTACCGACTTGCAAGGCGACGTTTCTTCTTTGGAAACAAACAAAGTTCCTTACACGGGAGCGACGCAAGACGTTGACTTGGGAGAGTTCGAATTGAAGGCAGGACAAGTAGAGTTCGACCAAACACCAACAGGAACGGCAGGGGTTGGTGTGATGCGTTGGAACGATAGCGACGGAACACTTGACCTTGGATTGAAAGGTGGAAACGTAACTTTACAAGTAGGTCAAGAAAGCGTTCTTCGTGTTGTCAATAAGACAGCGACAAACGTCAATTTACTTGAAGCAAATTATCAAGCGGTTCGTGTTACAGGCGCGCAAGGTCAACGATTGAAAGTTGACTTAGCGTTAGCCACAACCGATTTATTGAGTGCGGAAACAATAGGTTTAGTTACTGAAACAATTAACAACAACCAAGAAGGTTTTATCACGACAAGCGGACTTGTTCGCGGTATAAACACAACAGGAAGTTTACAAGGCGAAACGTGGGCGGACGGCGACATATTATATTTAAGTCCAACAACGGCAGGTAACGCAACAAAAGTTAAACCTGTTGCACCTAATCATTTGATTATACTCGGTTATGTTATCCACGCTCACATAACGCAGGGAAGCATTTTTGTAAAGGTTGACAACGGCTACGAGTTGGACGAATTGCACAACGTGAAAATCACAACACCTGCGAATAACAACGTCTTAGCTTACACGTCAGCAACTGACATTTGGGAGAACAAGACGGTTGCAACGGCACTCGGTTACACTCCAGTTCCCGAAACGCGTAACCTCACGATCAACGGCACAACACAAGACCTTTCAGCAGATAGAACATTCACGATAGCGACAGGCTTAACGGTAGGCACTACACCAATAACAAGCGGAACGGTAGGCAGAGTGCTGTTCGAAGGAACGGGCAATGTATTGCAGGAAGATGCTGGCTTAAATTGGGATAATACGAATAAGCGTTTGAGCCTTGTAAGCACAGGAGATAATCTACTTAACCTAACACCCCAAGCAAGTGGTAACGCTATTGTATTTAATAATAATAGTTTTATTAAATGGGGAACTGTTTCATACATAAGAGGATTTTCTACTTCTACATTATTTAGTGTTTTAAATTCGTCATTCACAAATGTATTTAACATAGGTACTTCATCTGCTTGTTATGTCAATACAGGAAGTAATTTCCTCATCGGCACTACTACCGATGCTGGATTCAAACTCGATGTGAATGGGACGGCAAGGGTGAGTGGATTAACAAGAAGTACAGATGTTTTTGTAGTTGGTGGAGCGGCTACAACAAACACAGCCAACGCTCGCTTTTGGTCAGGTGGCGGACAAGCTGTAACAAGTGGATTGTATAGAGGATTCTATACAGATATTGCTTGGATTCCTACAAGTGGAAGTGCTGAATGGTACGGTTTAGATTTAAGACCTACAATTAATCAAACAGGAACGGCAAATGGAATAACAAGAGGTTTATACATTGCACCAACGCTCACAGCAGCGGCAGATTTCAGAGCAATTGAAACAACGGCGGGTAATGTACTCTTCGGAGCTTCAGGGACAGGATTCTTTTGGGATAATACGAATGCGAGGTTGGGGGTTGGTACGGCAACTCCTTCATATAAATTACACGCTGTAGGTAATTCATATATTAATGGTTCATTATTCTTTGGCAATGCAAGCCATTATCTTGATACGGATAATTCGACATATTGTATGCTTTCTTCGAATCGTAATTTACAACTCGCAAGAAGTGGAACAGCAGCCTTAACAGTTTTTTCTACATTAAATGTAGCCATCGGCACAACAACAGACGCAGGGTACAAACTCGATGTGAATGGGACGAGTAGATTTGTTGGAGTGCTTATTAATACTGCTTATTCTACATCAATTCAAAGGCTTCAATTTAACAACGGAAATCCTGCTTTAAACATTGGATATATTCGCGGTGTTTCAGACGGAATAATTAGATTGCTTACTGCTGCTGAAGATACATTTACTCGCCTTCAATTTGGTGG